CTGGCAAGTTCTTTTTCGGGATCTTCTGACAAATAATTGACAATGACTGAACTTCTGTTTACAATTACTAGTGTTGCCTTCATTGTACTGTTGGCATACGCTGTAAATCAATTATCTGAAACTTACTAATGACTTATCAAATTACTCTTCGTTCCCCTGATGGAACTGAACAAACTATTCAGTGTGCTGAGGATCAATATATCCTTGAAGCTGCTGAGGAAGCAGGAGTAGATCTTCCTTCATCATGTCGTGCTGGTGCCTGTTCTGCTTGTGCTGGTAAACTGATTCAAGGTGAAGTTGATAATGAGGAACAATCGTTCCTTGATGATGATCAACTAGCAGATGGATGGGTGCTCACTTGTGTAGCATATCCTAAATCTGATTGTGTAATTCTAACTGAACAAGAAGAAAACCTTTAATTACTAGGAGAAACAAAATGAAATTTGGATGGACACCTGAGGCAGAAACACTTAATGGCCGCCTAGCTATGCTTGGTTTCGTAGTCGCAGTCGGAACCTATCTCACGACTGGGCAGCTAATTCCGGGAGTTTGGTGATTACAATCGAATAACTAAATACAGGAGGTTCTATACCTCCTTTTTTTATGACTATACAACTTGTTGATGCGGCTACACATACAAAAGGATATATGCATCAAATAGATGCCTGGGAATATCTACAGCAAAATATTTCTCCTAGTGTACTAGAAGAATTTGCTAAACGATTTAGAAATGAATATAAAGTATCCAATCCATCTATAGTTCCAAACTGTGGATTGGATTTAATCAAAGAATTTGAGGGATGTAAATTAAGTGCATATTATGATCCTCATACTGGAGGACTTCCAATCACAATTGGTTGGGGAAGCACCAGAGATATGAATGGAAAGTCATTCAAGATTACTGATAAGATTACTCAATCACAGGCAGATGAATTACTTGAGTATCAAGCTAGGAATCAGTTTCTTCCTCCACTAACCAAGATTCCATATTGGAATGAAATGAATGAAGAAATGAGAGGAGCACTACTTTCATTTGCATATAATCTTGGTGCAAATTTTTATGGATCAGATGGGTTTGCTACAATTACCAAAGTGCTAAAAGATAAGTCTTGGCACTTAGTTCCAGAAGCACTCTATCGTTATCGTAATCCAGGATCTTCCGTAGAAAAAGGTCTTGCACGTAGACGTAGAGCTGAAGGTGCTTTATGGGAAAAAGGGATTAGTAAACTTAAATAATTTTCTACCTTTTTTTGCTGGTCTACGAATAAAACGAAGAACCTCAACCGATTGTCTTTTTGGTTGAGGTCTTCTATTTTCTAGCATCATTCCATCATTAGTTATTAATCTAGCTATAATTAATAACTCAATGAGTATTGTTTTTGTCATTGCCCTCTAAGTAATCTAACATCATGATGTAGATTAAAAAACTTAGTGTGCCCAATAGTATTATTCCGAGTCCTATTGAAACTCCCCACGGAAAATCATTCATCTTCTTTTTTCTTTTTAAGGTCTGCTTTAAGTGCTATTATTGTAGCAAGAAGTGACATCAAAGTTTGAACAGATTCTGATGTATTATCGTCACATTTACTTGGAGGTTTTGCCCCAGTTTGATTAAATGCTTTCACAAGATACAAATAGTGTAAACTAGTCATCACTTTAAAATTGCAGATGACATAATTTGTAAATGTCATTGCAACGATAGATGTTGCAACAAAAGCAACTAACAAGGGAACAATATTATCTAAAGTTGGAAATTTAAATTTCATTTTTATGAATCCAAGTTTTTAATTCATGTAAATATTCCCTTAACATGTTAGCTTTTTCTTCATGCCAAGGATCTCCAGTTTTCAAATATTGTCGTGTGTGATTGTCTATAGCTTTTAATATATTGTGAATAGGAGCATTCCAAGGTTCCCTAATGGGAGTATTAAATGTTCTTCTCTCGTCCATAAGAACAATTTATAAGTATTTATTCAAAGACCCCTTGACAAGCTTTGCAACCTGTGCTACTATAAATAAGTGTTGAGGAATCAACACATTCCTTAACATATTTTTACAAACCTTACGTTCTTTTAAAACTATGACCGCATCCATCGCTCAACAGCGTGGAAGTAACACTTGGGAACAATTCTGTGAGTGGGTAACTTCTACCGATAATCGTCTTTACGTCGGTTGGTTCGGAACTCTAATGATTCCAACCCTTCTCGCTGCTACTATTTGTTTCATTGTTGCTTTCATTGCTGCTCCTCCCGTAGACATACTGCTTTAATCTGTGTCCTTCATCCGTAAGGATGATGTTAAAACTGGGTGAATTGCTGGAAACCGAAAGGCAATCAGCAGCCAAGTCCAAAGTACACTTTGGAAAGGTTCAGAGACTACCTGAGGGGTTTAGTCCCCTTAATAACAGGCTAGAGTGCCCAGCCCCTTTAATCTAATTAAAGGGTGAAGATATAGTCCAAATCTCACAGTTGACTTTTATTCGCACTTGTTGTATAAATATAACAGTAGGTGCGAAAACAAAATGCTCGATTTAACGGAATCACAAATTACTTGGATTGCGGGAATTTTAGAAGGTGAAGGATACTTTGGAATAGATAATCGTTCTAAAGACCGTTATGACTCTTCTAAAGCACCACCAGCACCATATATTCGTCTTGTTATGACTGATGAAGATGTGGTTGCTAAACTAAGTAATTTTGTAGACAAACCCTATTTTGTACCCAATAGAAAAACACTCAAAGGAAAACCAGTCTATGTCCTTCATATAGGAAATAGAGAAAAAGTTCTTTTCATTTTGGAAAAAATACTTCCCCATATGGGAAATAGAAGAAGTGAAAGAATTAAAGAATGTATTTCTTATATTAATGAGTGGAAAGAGTGGGTAGAAAATGGTGGAAGAGTAGAAAACGCAAAACGAGCAAATCAAATAGGTCAACTGAAACGGTCTAAGTCGCAAGATATGACTGTTTTACTGGGATAAGAGACGGGATTCGTGAACCAGTTGCTGGTTCTCTAATGTATGGAAACAACATCATCTCTGGTGCTGTTGTTCCTTCTAGCAATGCTATCGGTCTACACTTCTACCCCATCTGGGAAGCTGCTTCTCTCGATGAGTGGCTATATAATGGTGGACCATTCCAATTGGTCGTCTTCCACTTTCTAATTGGTATCTATGCCTACATGGGTCGTGAATGGGAACTATCTTACCGACTGGGTATGCGTCCTTGGATTTGTGTTGCCTACTCTGCACCCGTTGCTGCTGCTAGTGCAGTTTTCCTGGTCTATCCCTTCGGTCAAGGATCCTTCTCTGATGCAATGCCTCTGGGGATTTCAGGAACTTTCAACTACATGCTTGTTTTCCAGGCGGAACACAACATTCTTATGCACCCTTTCCACATGCTGGGAGTTGCTGGTGTCTTCGGTGGTTCTCTTTTCTCTGCTATGCACGGATCTCTTGTCACCTCTAGTCTTGTACGTGAGACGACAGAAAATGAGTCACAGAACTACGGATACAAGTTCGGACAAGAAGAAGAAACCTACAATATTGTAGCTGCTCATGGATATTTTGGCCGCCTTATTTTTCAGTACGCTAGTTTTAATAACTCTCGTAGTCTTCACTTTTTCTTGGCAGCTTGGCCTGTTGTCGGTATTTGGTTCACTGCTTTGGGCGTGTCAACCATGGCGTTCAACCTGAACGGTTTCAACTTCAACCAGTCAATTCAAGATAGTCAGGGTCATGTAATTAATACATGGGCAGACATTCTGAATCGTGGTGGTCTGGGTATGGAGGTAATGCATGAGCGTAGATTTGGGTATTGCGCTCTTTAAATCGGATGAATTGCTGGAAACCCCAAGCGGGCAATCAGCAGCCAAGTCCTAGATGCATCTAGGAAAGGTTCAGAGACTACCTGAGGGGTTTAGTCCCCTTAATAACAGGCTAGAGCTTCCGACACCAGAACTGGTGATGATATAGTCCAATCCTGATAGCAATATCAGACTTTCAAGAGGTTTACAAGAATGCCCACAATTTCCCTCTTGACCTTGCATCAGTTGAAGCAACACCAGTTGCCTTGACTGCTCCAACCATCGGTTGATATAATGTTAAGGAACTCTTCGGAGTTCCTTTTTTATAAATAATTAAGCACGAAAGAAAGCACGAAATGACTAAATTGTATTCTGATTTGTATAGAACTTGTATGACTTGTGGTGATGAAAAATTTGCTACTGAGTTTTATGTTCGCAATAAAAAAACTGGAGTTCGTCATTCATCTTGCAAAGAGTGTGACAAAGAAAGGGTAAAATCTAGACACAAGGAAAATCCAGAACGTACCAGAAATAATGATTTGAAAAGAAACTATGGCATAACTCTTGACCAGCATACTAAAATGTATGAGGAACAAGAAGGTCGTTGTGCTATTTGTGGCAATGAAGGAAATGGTAAGTGGAAGAAGTTATGTGTAGATCATTGCCATACTACAGGCAAAGTAAGGAAGTTGTTATGTCACCACTGCAATACTGCTCTTGGTCTTGTGGGAGAAAACATCAGTACTCTCCAAGCAATGGTCGAGTACCTCAGGGGCACTTGACAAGCCCTGAAAACCATGCTATGATACCAGAGCAACCAAAGCATACTTCACTTGCCATGAAAAACTATCAGAATCTAGTTGTTCTACACAATGGTGAATGTTACAGAACAAATGTCACTACATCTAAAACTGCCGAGCAACAAGGAGAAATTCTTTGGAATACCACTCCTAATGTTTTAGTTGTTGAGATTCGTGAACATCTTGATGACCAAAATTGGGGAAACGATTATTACATCCGAAATGTATGAGTGCTGAAATTTTTGATGAACTAAAAACTAAATCATGTGTCTATTGCAATGAAACAAAAAAACTATCTGAGTTTCCTGGACATCGTGGACATAAGGATAGACATGATACTAGGTGTAGAACATGTATTAGCGAGCAAAGTAAACTTCGGTATCAGTTGAAAAAAACTGCACCGCCAAAACCAGAGGTATGTGATTTGTGTGGAAAGACCCCACCGCACAACAAAAAAATTGTTCTTGATCACTGCCATGAAACTGGAAAATTTCGGGGATGGATTTGCGATCCATGTAACGTTGGTTTAGGAAATCTTGGAGATAATCTTGGTGGCCTATATAAGGCAGTAGAGTACTTAAAAACAAGAAGTTAAATTATGGAAGATCAAATTATTGATGTGGAATCAACCGAAGTAGTTGAGGAAGAAACAGTTCTAATTCCAGAACTCAGTTTAAATGAAGACAAGATTAAAAGTCCTGCAGAGATCAAACGAGATTTGGAACATTTAAAACAATTAAATAAACAGCTCAAAAAAATTAAACGTTATATGAAGAGTCCTATTCATGCTGTAAGGCAAATGGATGCTAGGACTCAATCAAATTCTTGATATATAATAAGTAACCTTTGGTTACTTTTTTGGAGAGAGTCCGGTTGGTCGAGGACACCGCCTTGAAAGCGGCTGGGTATAAAAGCTTCGCAGGTTCGATTCCTGTTCTCTCCGTTGTTCACAATTACATTATGGATGAACAATTTTACAAAGAACTATGTGAACGAATTCAACACAGCATACAAATTTCCGTCAAGCATGGACACAATGAGTATGCACTTGGATTGAAAAAATCAATTATGATTGTCAATGAATTAAAACACAAATATCAAGCTGAGACTAAATAGTATCACCTTTAACCCGAGGTTGATATGGAAAAATGTCCTGCTTGTGGGGTAATTATTGAAGACGGAATAGCCAAATTTTCTTTTGGAAAACCTGGAGATTTAAATTACTTGGCACAACGAGTATGTCAATATCGCAAAGTTGATTCTCCATGCATAAATCCATGCTACAATGATGAACATGATTATCCCCCAGGATATGATGAACTACCTTTACCTTTTAATTAACTATGGCAGCTGAAACTGAAGAACTTCAAATTGAACTAGATGATGAGACTGCGGCAATCGCAGAGGCACTTGCAAAAGAAAAAGGAGTTTCTGTAGAAGATTTATTACAGCAACTTCTTTCTGATGCAATTGAAAGTGGATATTTTGATAATGCTGAAAATGTAACTACAGATGATCCACTAGAATGATGCAGTTATATTTTATTCTATTTGCAATGGTATTTACTTATGTTTGTGTGAGTGATCCAAATGTATTGGATTGGATCAATATTAAAGTGAAACATTTGTGGGTAGATCTACAATTAAGATACATTAAACTTAAATGGATGTTCAAAAAATTTTAGTCCTCCGGGGGCCTTGACAGGCCCCCTTTTTTCTGCTATGATATCAGGGTGATTCAAAGGCACTTATGCAGGTTACGATTTACAGTAAAGAGGACTGTCCCTATTGCGAAAAAATTAAAACAGTATTCAATTTACTTAATGTAGATTTTATTGAGTATACACTTGACAATGATTTTACGAGAGAGAATTTTATCTCTGAATTTGGAGAGAACTCCACGTTTCCACGAGTGGTCATTGATGGTAAATTGACTGGAGGATCTTCTGAAACTATTGCTTATCTAAAGGAGCAGAATCTACTATGAGTGACATTGCAGCATTTATTGATACTGTCATCGACAACTTTGTAGTTACTCGCAAAAAACCCAAAGCTAGCTTCATGCAGTTTCTGCGGTCACAAGATATTGATCGTAGGACTATCAATGATTTTGTAGAGAATAAAATTCATTTTGTGAATGAACAAATTGATGAATTGTCTATTGCTCTGGATGGTGATGATGAAGTTGTCAAGGAAGGTTATTCCAATTTTCGTCGTCCAGAACTAAGAGATTTTAAAGAACTTCTAAATCAAATTGTAGATGACCTCTACGCATACAAAGATACCAAGAAAATTACTCGTAAGAAACGTCGAGTAACTCCCGAAAAACTAGTACGATTCGTCACATTGTACGACAAAGAATTGGTTCTAGATGGCACAACGTATACATCACGTCCAGCCACAGAGATCATAGGTTCTAAGCATGTCTTCTTGTATAACGTAGAGAAGCGAGAACTTTGTTATTACACTGGAAGGTCTCTATCAGTTCGTCGTACTGTAATTGATGGATATGATCCAGATAAATCTTGGGTCAGGACTCTAAGGAAACCAGAACAGTTTTTGTCTGAAGTAATTTCATCTACCAAATTTAATGTAGAAACTATTGGTTCTCATCTAACGACTAAGCCAAAGTCTGCCTCTGGTCGGATAAGTTCAAACCACATTCTAATCAAAGTTATTACATGACCAAAAAGTTACTAAATAAAAATGTAAGAGCAATGATAAGTGGGAGGAAAAAAGACTTGCAAAAGCCTGACTTCCACTTCGATAAATTAGTTTCCATATTTAAACGGAACTACAGAGTGGAGGTCAAAATCTTTATAGAAGATATACAAGATTAACACTCAACGGGAAAAGAACCATGGCAAATCTATTACTTTTGCTCACTGTATTTGCAGTAGGCTTTGTTCTAATAGGGCTATCATTTTTAGTTGGTATGGTTTTTGGATGGTTCGCAAATGAATATTTCAATCCAATTTCAAATAATGCAACTGGACATCCAGAAATGTATGATGAAAATGGAAACTATATTACCGAAGAATTGATTGCTGTACGTTTTGAAGAAGAAGACGACGACGACGAAGAGGATTAATTTATGATACTGGTTGATATGAATCAGTGCATGATTAGTAATTTGATGATGCAAACTAGACTAAGTGACGGACTAGATGAAAATATGGTTCGTCACATGGTACTCACATCTCTCAAATCATACAAAAAGAAATTTCATGCCGAGTATGGCAATTTAGTTCTTTGTTACGATAGCAAACACTATTGGAGAAAGGAATACTTCCCATACTACAAACAGAATAGAAAAAAAGACAGAGAAAAATCATCATTTGATTGGAGTCAAATTTTTGAGATTCTCAACAAAATACGTGATGAAATTCGTGACAATTTTCCATACGTTGTTATGGAAGTATATGGAGCAGAAGCGGATGATATAATTGCAGCACTATCTAAATTTGTTGCTACACAGAACATCCAACGACAGAAACAAAATCTATCCACCGAAAAAGTTTTAATTTTATCTGGAGACAAGGACTTCATTCAATTATTAAAGTATCCTTGTGTATCTCAGTACAATCCCACTCAAAAGAAATATGTCAATGCTGATATAAATCCAAAACTTTATATCAAGGAACATGTAATTAAAGGTGATAGGTCTGATGGCATTCCTAACTTTCTATCTGCTTCTGATACTTTTGTCACTGGTAAAAGACAAAAACCAATTAGTAAAAAAAACATTGCTAAGTGGATTCATTCAGAACCAGAAACGTATTGTAATGAAGAACAATTATCGAACTACCATCGAAATTTAAAACTGATTGATCTTACACAAATTCCATCTGAAATAGAAGATAAAATTGTCACCGAATTTAATACGTTAAATAGTAGTAAACCTAATAAGGTATCAGTGAATTATTTCATTGAAAATAAATTAGTATCATTATTAAATGAATTGGAGGATTTTTAACTCATGGCTGAACTACCAGTAGAGAGACTTTTGCTTTCTGAAGTATTGCAAAAAGTTTCCAACGCAAAGACAAAAAAAGAAAAGATTCAATTACTGCATAAGTATAAAACTGCAGCACTACAATCAATTCTAATCTGGAATTTTGATGATAGTGTAATTAGTCTTTTACCAGAGGGAGAAGTTCCATATACTCCCAACGAAGCTCCTGCAGATACTGAACACACTCGCTTACTCCATCAATACAGAATTTTATATAATTTTGTAAAGGGTGGTAATGATGGTCTAACAACCAGTAAGCGAGAGATCATGTTCATTCAGTTACTGGAAGGACTTCATCAAGATGAAGCAAAGGTGCTTTGTATGGTAAAGGATAAAACTCTAGGTAAAAAATATAAAATTACCAAAGCATGTGTAGAGGAAGCATATCCAGAAATCCAGTGGGGGAATAGGTCGTGACATGTGTAAAATTGTACATCAAGACTGCAGTAAAGAACTAGCAAAAGATAAATCTCTTCCTCTGAATTCATATCTGGTCACCTATCTACTTGACAATCAGGAAAAGTATGATATAGTGGTATGTAACAAGCGGGCTCAGATCTTCGACATGTACTGGGATCAGTATCGAGAAGGTCTGAAAAACATTTGTTGGACAGACGGAAAAGTAAACCCCAAGCTATGGGGAGTTGAACCAAAGCAACCTAAAAAGAAAAAGTAATTATGAGCAATGTTTATTTGATTTCACTCAGTCAAGGTGCAGGCAAACTAGAAGGTAAGTCTGCTCAAGAAGTGATTACTTATACTGCTCGTGTAAGTAATCCAGCAAACCAAGACAATTTTGATACTGCATCTAAACTTCTTCGTTATTGTATTCGTCAGAATCACTGGTCAATCTTTGAGCAAGCTGATATGACTCTAGAGATTAATACCACTAGAGGTATCGCAGCTCAAATTCTTCGACATAGGAGCTTCACATTCCAGGAATTTTCACAGAGGTATGCCGATACCAAACTTCTTTCTGATCGTCCTGTGATCCCTGATCTTCGTAGACAGGACGATAAGAATCGTCAAAACTCTATTGATGATTTTGGTGATTATGTAAAGCTCAAGATGCAAGGAGAAATCCAAGAATACTTTGAACGAGGGCAACAACTTTACGATAGTCTTCTCAGCCAAGGTGTTGCTAAGGAATGTGCAAGGTTTGTACTTCCACTATCAACTCCAACTAGAATCTATATGAAAGGCTCAGCCAGGTCATGGATACATTATATTAATCTTCGCTCTGCCCACGGCACTCAAAAGGAGCATATGGACATTGCCAACGAATGTAAAGAAGTATTTAAAACTGCTTTCCCTGACCTTGCCGAAGCGTTAGACTGGTAATCTGATCTTTCTTATATTATGAACATCTTTTATTTGAACTATAATCCAGTTGTGTGTGCCCAAGAACATTGTGATAAACATGTTGTTAAAATGATTGTTGAGTATGCACAACTTCTATCAACTGCTCATCGAGTTCTTGACGGTATTGGTTATGTTGAACTTTCTGGGAAAAATCGTAAAGTCAAAAGGTTCAAACTTGATGAGCCAAGAGAATCAAATCTCTATAAAGCTTGTCATATTAACCACCCTTCTGCTGTCTGGGCTAGGAGTTCTCGATCACATTACAAATGGCTCTATGAACTCTTTGAACAGTGCTGCATCGAATACACCAGGAGATATGGCAAGTTTCATGCTACTGAATCTCTAAAAGGATACCTGCAGCATATTCCCAACAATCTTCCAGAGCTTGGGTGGACTGAACCCCCTCCGGCAATGCCCGATAAATACAAGCAAACTGATTCAATTCAGTCATATCGTAACTATTATATTGGAGAAAAAGTTTCTTTTGCGAAATGGAAATCTCCAGCTACTATTCCTGAATGGTTTAAAACTTATGCCGACGTATAAATTCCTAGATAACAACACAGGTGAAATGTTTGAGAAGTGGATGTATATGGCAGAAAGGGAACCTTATCTAAAAGAAAATCCACACATTACTCAGGTTCCTACTGGAATGTCTTCTGTTAGTGAAGTCGGAGACTGGAAAAATACCAAAGTCCCTGGCTCATTTAAAGACGTTCTAGGACGCATCAAAAAATCATATCCTAATTCCACATTTGAAGTATGACAAGTTCCCGCAGAAAGAAAATCGAACCATCATTTGCAGATATCTCTAACAAGAAAATGAGACGTAAAAAACCAATTAATTCAGATCACATGAAGGAGATTGCTCCTTTAACTCCAGCCCAGGAAAAAGTATTTGAAGAATATTCAAAGCAAAAAAATCTTTTCCTGTATGGAGCCGCAGGAACTGGTAAAACTTTTGTCAGTTTATATCTTGCACTTAAAGATGTGATGAATGAAAAGACACCATATGAAAAAGTGTATATGGTTCGATCTCTAGTTTCCACTAGGGAGATTGGTTTCCTTCCTGGGGATCATGAAGATAAGTCTTCACTTTATCAGATTCCATATAAGAATATGGTAAAGTACATGTTTGAGATGCCAGATGATGCTTCCTTTGAAGCTCTATATGGCAATCTAAAAGGTCAAGGAACAGTTAGTTTCTGGAGTACATCATTCATTAGAGGCACAACCCTAGATGATTGTATCATCATTGTGGATGAAAGTCAGAACCTAAACTTTCATGAATTAGATTCTATTATTACTCGTGTAGGACAAAACTCTAAAATTATTTTTTGTGGGGATGTTCAGCAGACTGATCTAGTGAAGACCAATGAAAGAAATGGTATTCTTAATTTTATGAGTATTCTTCAAACTATGGAAGAGTTCTCTATGGTAGAATTTGGAATCGAAGACATTGTTCGTTCTGGCCTAATCAGGAGTTATCTAATCAGCAAACTTAATTTGGGATTTTAATAGTGTTCGTACATTTAAATAATGCTCCATTGATTGATCTAGAGGCAGTAACAACTGAAAACGGAAGATTTTATCTTACACCAGAAAAAAATAAATATCCTTCCGTTACAACTGTTATTGGTGCAAAATCAAAGAAATCAATTCTAGAATGGA